CTCGGCAGCGTCGAACACCGGCAACCGCTCGGCAGCGTCGAACACCGGCGATTGCTCGGCAGCCGAGGTCAGCGGCAAGGAGTCCGTCGCCGCATCCCTGGGCATCGAAGGCCGCGCTCGCGCATCTGCTGGTAGCGCCATCGTCCTATGTCATCGTGACGACGAGGGGCGCCTCATCCATATCCGCGCCAGCAAGGTCGGGGAGAACGGCGTAGAGCCGGACACTTGGTATCAGTTGAGCGCTGATGGTGAGTTCGTCGAATTCGAAGAGTGAGCCGCAAGCTAACAGCGAACGAGTCGAGGGGCTAGCGCAGCCAGACCTGACGCATCCGGGGAAGTGCCCGGCGTTCGCTCCATTTGCCCTGATACGGGAAGAGAGGAATCCATGCCATCACTTGGCGAGTTCGCAGCAATGTGGGGATTTCTGCTTCTGACGATGTTTTTGCCGATCCGTCTGAAGCGTCGTCCTATTCAACAGCAAGACGCCTGACAGGCAGGAGAACAGATGATGAAGCACACGCCAGGTCCTTGGTATCGAGACGGAACGACTGTTTATGCCTTGAATCCTCAGAACTTCAACCGGTTTTCTGCTCAGATTCATGGCGCTCACACGCCAAAGTCTGAACTTGAAGCTGTTGCACAACTGATGCAGGCCGCGCCCGAACTGCTTGAGGCTCTTCAATCCTGCATCCAGCAGATCACGGCGCTCTGTTCTGCGGACGATGTTCCCGATCAGGCCAGAGCCGCAATCGCCAAGGCAACCGCCTAACCGCGCCCTTGCGCATAAACACACTGGAGGCGAGATGAGCGAACGCTTAAGACAACTAGAGGCCGAGTATTCACGCATTGAGCGCGAATGGGGAGGGTTGGCCAGATACGAGCTAGAGATGCTCAGGATACAGATCGACTCTGAAAGAAGGACAAGTTCAATTAACGCATACAGGTCAATCCACGGATGTGGAAACGCATTTCACGGCAGAAAGTACGACTGACTTCCTAGACAAGTACGCCACCCTTCAATGGGGATGAAGTAAGCGGGCCTGCCAAGGCGGGCGTACGAATGGCGGCGAGTCGTTGTCCTCCATCCAATGGTGACGCCGCTGTTAACGTTTTCCACCGCTTGCCTGGCTGGCATCCAGGCCATCCCCACCCTACCCCTCTTAGCCCGGCAAGTCCGGGCATTTTTTCGCCTGTATGCGCATGCCCTGGCGCCCACTGATTGCCACCTAATCCGGCTGTGTAGGTGGGTATCCATCCAAGACCAGGGCAGCCGCATGCACGCGAACGCGAGGTGAGACATGAACGCAAAAGAAAATAGTGATCTTATCGAACGACTGACAAAGAAGCAGAAACAATGGCTAATCTCGCTTGGCGGAACATATGACCTAAAAATAATCAGCCCAACCGCTTCAAAAGTTCTTATAAAACTTGGACTTGCGCGTGACTACAGAAATGCAGACCACATAACACTGACTGATCGAGGCGAAGAGGTTAGGAAGTCAATACTTGAATTTGAGAGGACCGCGTCATGACCGCCATCCGCAAGCTGCAAGAAGCGGATGACGCGAGACTTCCTGACGATGACGGCGACCGCGAGTACGTCACTGAGCAAGTCGGGAAGCTCCTGAACTGCGAGGACGGTGATTGCGTGCCGTTCCATGACCGGAAAGAGAGGCCCTTTATCGGGCCGGAGTTCACGGTCTACGGCTTTGCCGGATTCGTCCCGGAGTGGCTCGCAGAGGTAGACAGCAAAGAATGCCCGATGACCCAACTGCTGCTTGCCGTGCGCCGAGGCGACCTGGAGCTAGCTCAACGCATCTGGTTCCGCGCATTCGAAGCAACGCTGATCGAGAACGCTGAACGAATGGTTAGGGAGAGACGAGTTTGACTGCTCCCCTCCCTGAAGGAAGGGGATTCCCAATTCACAGAGAACTGGACAGCGGTACTTGACCGATGCCGCTTACATTCTCTCCAAGGGCTAACACCGCCAGCCCGGCGGCTCTAATGTTGATCGCTGCGTTCACGTCGCGGTCATGTTCGGTGCCGCATTCCTGGCATGTCCAGCTACGGATATCCAAGGGTAAGCGCACAAGGGTATGGCCGCAGCAGGAACAGCGCTTCGAACTGGGATACCAGCGGTCGATGGCGACGACCTGTCGGCCAGCCCATTCACCTTTGTACTCCAATTGTCGCGCAAACTCTCCCCAGCCGACATCGGCAATGGATTTACTCAGTCTCGGATTGCGGATCATGTTCTTTACGGCTAGGGATTCGACGCAGACCACTTGGTTCTCGTTAATCAGTCTGCGGGACAGCTTGTGCAAGCGGTCCATGCGGCAGTCGGAGATTTTTGCGTGAATACGGGCCACTTTCAGCCGGGCCTTGGAGCGGTTCTTCGAGCCGAGCTTCTTCTTGCTAAGCCTACGCTGCGCCTTAGCTAGGCGAGCTGCGTATTTCGCGGTATGGCGGGGATTGCCGATCCGTTCGCCATCGCTGGTGACGAACAGGTCTTTCAGGCCCAGGTCGATACCGATCATCTTCGGCGTGACGGGCAGAGCCTCGAACTCGAACTCGCAGAGGCAAGACACATAGTAGCGGCCTGCGGAGTCCCTCGAAACGGTGACGGTGGAAGGCTCGCTCGGAAGCGGTCTGCTCCAGCGTATATCAAGAGGAGTCCTGGACTTGGCCAGGTACAGCTTGCCGTCCCGGTAGCTGAACGCCGACCGGGTGAACTCAGCGGACTGCCGATGCTTCTTGCTTTTGTACGCAGGGTACTTCGTGCGGCCTGAAAAGAAGTTTTTGAAGGCGGACTGCTGGTGGCGAAGGCACTGCTGCAAGGGGACGCAGGAGACCTCGTTCAGCCACGGAAACTCGCCGGAGCGCTTGAGCCTGGTGAGTGCCGCGTTGGCCTCCAGATACCCGACCTTCTCCTGCCGCTGGAAGAACGCATCGGTTCGCCAGCGTAGGACATAGTTGTAGACGAAGCGCGTACAGCCGAACGTCTGAGCTAGCAATTGCGCCTGCTCAGAAGTCGGATAGAAACGGTATTTGTACGCACGGTTAGCCATGCGTCACATTTTACCATCGTTAATGTAAAGGTAGTCACGACGAAACGGAGGAGGCGGGAACAGGGGCGCTCTGCGAGCGCCGTGCTATCCCTACCCCGCACTAGAAGTACGGGGTTTCCCGCGAAAACTGATGAGCATTGACTGGAACACGGCACCGGAGGGTGCGACTCATTGGGAGCCAACAGGACCTGATTTCTATGAAGGATGGATGAAGAAAGAAGGGACTGACTGGTTTTATTGGAGCGAATCAGGACACAAATGGATAAACGGGATTTTGACCTGCGATGTGTCCGCTGAGCGTGAGGCGACATTCGAGGCTAGACCGCAAGAGGCCTGGGACGGCCAGGGCCTGCCGCCGGTTGGGACGGTGTGTGAGTGGCACGAGTCTGATGGCTGGGCTTATACAGAAAGCAAGGTGGTCGCCTATACAGATGATGGGCTATTCGTCTGTATGCAGAAACAAGGCCGTCGGCCTGAAGTACTGCGGATAGATAATTGCGATTTCCGCCCCATCCGCACCCCCGAGCAGATCGCCGCAGCCGAGCGATGGGCTGCGATTCAGCAGATGCTGGCCTTTGCTGACGTGAAGTACGGCGCCGGCGAACTGATGTCCCCGAAGGAGTACGTAGAGACAGCCGTGGCCGCGCTCTATGACGCCGGCTACCGCCGCCAGGAGTCATCCACATGACCATCACCATAGACCTGAAAGAGGCCGCCAAGACAACGTTCTTCGCGGCCTTTTTCTTGGGCAGCATCCTGGCCTTCGCCGTGGCGTTTGTTGAGGTGGCGGGGCTATGAAGCGCGCACCAGTCGATTTACTCCGCAAGGCCATAGAGGCCGCCCAGGTGCTCAAAAATACGGGCGTTCTGTTCGTGCCCATGCCTGTCCTTAGCCAAGAGGACCATGAGCAGCTAACCAGTGAAATGCTGGCTCGGCTGACAAAGCTTGAGGAGGACGAGGAATGAACCCACGCCGCACAGCAATCTGGCTAGGCAGCCTCTTCGGCGGACTGCTGTACCTCTTCATCCTGGCAGCCGGCCCGATCTGGGGCGGCATCATCACCGCAGAATCTACGGCCACTGGCCAATAACCCCTCCCTTCACTGGCTGCGCATGCGCGGCGAGGATCATTCATGTCCGCAGAAAACCAACTGGTCGAAGTACCAGCCAAAGAAACCGCTCTGCAAGTCTACTCGGCAGCCAATGGCCTGGATCCTTTCCTAGCCAAGATTCGCGAAGAGATCGACGGCTTCGTGCCGGATGTGACCACTCGCAAGGGCCGAGAGGCTATCGCATCCATTGCCTACAAAGTAGCCCGCTCCAAGACGGCGCTGGACAACGTCGGCAAAGAACTGGTCGCTGAGCTGAAGGAAGTTCCGAAGAAGATCGATGCCGAGCGTAAGCGGATGCGCGATCTGTTGGATTCCTGGCAGGCCGAAGTGCGCAGTCCGTTGACCGAGTGGGAAGAGGCTGAAGCGGCGAGGGTTGCGCGTCATCAGGGCGAGATCGACAAGATAAACCTTCGCCTGGAATGCCGCGATCTGGATTCTATTGAACTCAAAGCCAACATCGCTTGGCTGGAAGGCCTGGCCATCAGCGAAGCCTGGGAAGAGTTCGAGGCAGAGGCTGCTCGCGCCAAAGATAAGGCTTTGATCGCTCTCCGAGAAGCCCTGGTTGCCCGTGAGAAGTTCGAAGCCGAGCAGGCCGAACTGGAACGCCTGCGCGCCGAAGCAGCAGCACGCGAGCAGAAAGAGCGCGAGGAGCGCATTGCCCGCGAAGCAGCAGAGCAGGCACGGCGTCAGGAAGAGGCCAAGGCCCAGGCAGAACGCGACGCCGCAGTACGCCGTGAAGCCGAAGCACAGGCCGCAGCAGAGCGCCGCGAGCTTGAACTTAAGCTTGCCGCCGAGCGCGCCGAACGCGAAGCCATTGAAGCCAAGCAGCGCGCAGAACAAGCAGAGCGTGATGCGCAACGTCGCGCTGAAGAAGCCGCAGCGGCAGAACGCAAACGGCAGGCCGATGAGCAGTCCCGCATCGAACGCGAGGCTGCTGCACGCGAAGCCGACAAGGCGCACAAGAAAGCCATCAACAACGAGGCGCTGGCGGCTCTTATCGCCGGCGGCATGCCCGAGGAATGCGCCAAGCAGGCGATCACCCTGATCGCTCAGCGCAAGGTTCCTCACATCACGATCAACTATTGAGGTTCACATGGGAACTGCACTAACACCGCTCCTGACGAAGTTCGCCACGCGCTACGAGATGGGTACCACGCCTGAAGAAGTGGCGAACACACTCAAGCAGACCTGTTTCAAGGGCCAGGTCAATGATTCGCAGATGGTCGCCCTGCTGATCGTGGCAGACCAGTACAAACTGAACCCCTTCACCAAGGAGTTGTACGCATTCCCCGACAAGAACAACGGCATCGTGCCAGTTGTTGGTGTGGATGGCTGGGCTCGGATCATCAACGAGAACCCACAGTTCGATGGCATGGAATTCTCAATGGACCAGCAGGGAACCGAATGCACCTGCAAGATCTATCGGAAGGACCGCAGCCATGCCATCAGCGCGACTGAGTACATGGCCGAGTGCAAGCGGAACACCCAGCCTTGGCAGTCCCATCCGCGCCGGATGCTTCGCCACAAGGCAATGATTCAGTGCGCACGCCTCGCGTTCGGGTTCGCCGGCATATACGACCAGGACGAGGCCGAGCGGATCGTTGAACGAGACGTCACTCCCGCAGAACAGTACGAGGACGTCAGCGAGGCGGTCTGCCTCATCAAGGACTCCCCAACAATGGAAGACTTGCAGTCAGCATTCAGCAATGCCTGGAAAGCCTACAAGACAAAGGGCGCGCGCGACCAGCTTACGGCGGCCAAGGACCAGCGGAAGAAAGAACTGCTGGACGCCCCTATCGACGTTGAATTCGAGGAGACCGGCGATGATCGAGCAGCGTAGTGATGAATGGTTCGCGGCACGAATCGGCCGCGTGACCGCCAGCAAGGTCAAGGACGTAATGGCAAAGGGGCGCAGTGGCGCCCCTTCTGCTACCCGCCAGAACTACATGATGCAGCTCCTGTGCGAGCGCCTGACCGGCAAGCGCGAGGAAGGATTCACCAGCGCCGCAATGCAGCGTGGTACCGACCTGGAGCCGATTGCTCGCTCGGCCTACGAGTTCAATGCAGGCGTAATGACGATCGAAACAGGCCTGATCATCCATCCGCGAATCGATGGATTTGGCGCGTCGCCAGATGGCCTCGCGGGGGAGCATGGTCTCGTCGAGATTAAATGCCCGTCTACCGCAACCCACATCTACACGATGCAGTCGGGCAAGCACGACACACAGTACGAGTGGCAGATGCTCGCCCAAATGTCATGCAGCGGCCGCGAGTGGGTCGACTTCGTGAGCTTCGACGACCGTCTGCCTGATGAATTGCAGTACGTGTGCTTCCGCTACCACCGCGACGAGGAACGCATTCGCGAGATGGAGTCCGAAGTTAAAGCGTTCCTGGAAGAGTTGGCAGAGCTTGAACATCAGATGCGAGAGCGCATGAGGAAAGCAGCATGAGAGGGTTAACAAAGTCATTCTGGTTGGAAACGTCGGTGGTGACCCGGAAACCCGCTACATGCCCAACGGCAATGCGGTGACCAACATCACCCTCGCCACCAGCGAGAGCTGGAAGGACAAGCAAACAGGACAGCAACAGGAACGCGCGGAGTTCCACCGCGTGGTGTTCTTCGGTCGCCTGGCGGAGATCGCCGGCGAGTACCTGCGCAAGGGGTCCCAGGTCTACGTCGAAGGCAGCCTGCGCACCCGCAAGTGGCAGGCTCAGGACGGCCAGGACCGATACACCACCGAGGTAATCGTCGACATGCACGGACAGATGCAGATGCTTGGCGGAAAGCCTGTAAATGACCAGGCGGCTCAGAGCAGGCAATCTCCTCAGCAGCAGAGCGCACCGCAGCAGCGTAGTGCTCATGACGAATTCGACGACGATATCCCGTTCTAAATCAACAAGTTACGCGCAATTAAAGGCCCTCAACAGGGCCTTTTCTTTTGCCCGGAGAAAGCCATGGAAACCGACATTCCCGAGATTCTAAGCGACCTGAGGATCGGCGCTGATGCGTGGTGCGGCGTGCAAGAGCCGGTTGCCCATGCGCTGACTCACGATGACATTCAAGACGCCGTTGCTGAGTACCTGGCAGCGGGAGGGGTCATCACGACGATCCCTGCGGGCGTCTCCTCGAATCAGCCGGCCACGTTCAATAGCCGCATTACCGGAGCATCTACCGGAATGGAGCGAGAACAGCAGAGACGTGTTCAGGCCAAGCGCACTGCAAAGGACATCGAATACTGCCAGATGCTCGAAGACCTGGTGATCCTGGATTGCGGGCGATGGGAGATCGGCCCAGCCATGGGGATAAGCGATCACACGGTACAGCGCCTGCTTCGTACCTACTTCTCCACCCGCGCCGAGTTTGACAAGTGGAGGGCATCCGGCCACGGAAAATCGACGCTCATAAACGGCGAGAAGCCGTGTTCGAAATGCAAGACCGTCAAGCCTCTATCTGAGCACTACTCGAACCCGAGCAAGAAGGACGGCCATTGCAGCGAATGCAAGGCCTGTGAAAACGCGCGGAGGCGAGCAGCAAATGCAAAGCAAGCGGCTTGAGTTCCCAGAATCGACGGACGAATACCGCGAGGGCATAGAAGCCCGGGATCGCGGCGAGCGTCTTCAAGCCTGCCCCTACGGACTGCACATGCTCTATGAGCGTTCGCTGTGGCTTGCAGGACATCACGACAGAGACATGGGCATAGCCCCGAGGGTAGCAGCATGAATAGCGGACTCTGCGAATCAGCCGAGATGCGGAAGATCGATGCGTTGTGCAAGGGCAAGTGCGGTTCTGGACTTCTTCCAACCGCAATGCTCCTGCTCAAGAAGGCCAACAAATACGTCGGGGTCCACAACAGCATTGGCGCCATGGACCTCAGCACAGAGATTGTCGAATTCATCGCCGCTATTGAGCGGCAGGAGAAGGGATTGTGAGCAACGAATTGACCGATGTGCGCTGCCCTTGCGGCGACGAGTACCCAGCCGACAGCTACGACGCAGGGTTCATTGCCGGCTCCGGCATGTGCCAGAACTGTGACGCTGCACTACCCCCGAAAGATATTTGCACCTGCCCTTCCGGAGACGGCTCCCTCCGCCATCCCTGTCCGGCACATCCGGCATTGGTAGAGCAGGCAGGCGGGGATGAGCGGGTAGTTGATGGAAAGCCCCGCGCGACCAAATGCCCTGATTGCGGCGAAGGCGATCTGATGCCCGGCGACCTTTGCGCCTGCGGGTATGAAACCGATCCGGCAGCCGGTTACGCATGTTCCGAATGTGACGGCTCAGGCGAAGGTTGTGTCGGAGAGGTCTGCCGCGAATGCGACGGCAGTGGCTGGTTCGTAACCCCGGAGCAGGCCCGCGCCGCCCTGGCGCAACCCTCCCCGGCACAGGCCGAGCAGCACTGGCCAAAGCTGGAAAAGCCTGTCCAGGTCGGAGCCATTCGCTTCCACGCCGGGCTTTCATCTCGCCTCGTAGTCGAAGCCGCCCAGCGGCTGTACGAGTTCGAGTCCACTCCGGAGAAAGAGGCGGAGCGCATCGAGCGGCTCCAAGCGTTTCGCGAGCAGCTCGACCCGCTCAACCTCGCCCCGCATGCGGAAGCGTTCAACGAAGCTCCCGATGAAGCACTCAGGCCTGAGCAGGCAGAGGCGGAGCGGCCGGAGGTTGTGGCGTACCGGACTATCGGGCGACATACAAAGCACCAGCATCCCCACTACGCACTGAACTACTACAAGCAGAACGCGGAAGATCAAGCTGCCCACTGGCGTGAGCGCGGCTGCGAGGTGAGCGAGGACGAACTGATGACCGTCGCCCAGCATGACCGCATCGTCGGTGAGCTGCGGGCGGAGAACGCGAAGCTGAGCGAAGCCCTGGACCGCTGGCCGCTCATCCGCGACAGTCTGAAGCTGAGACTCGCCGACGCCCTGGCCAGGGTCGCGGAGCTTGAGCTGAAACTGGACAAGTCCGACTACGCCTATGACAACGACCGCATCCACATGCGCGGCCTGGCAGCGCGTGCCATTGCGCGCGCCAAGGTCTTCGATGACGGCAGCGATGGGGCCGATGCCGAGAGCGCCCGCAGCGTGGTCGCCATCCTCCGCGAATTACTAGCCGTCGGGCCCGCCCAGGCTCAGCACAGCGTGCCGGAGGAGTTCAGCTTCGAGTATCGCCACCCCAATGGCGAGTGCCACACGGTAACGGTAAGCCGGGAGCAGGTGATCAATGAGATGCCCGACTTCCTGTTCGAAGCGCTGTGCAGCAAGTTCTGCAACTGCGAGCCGGTGGGCGAGACGAACGTTGTCGAGTGTTGCTGCGACGAGTACGCGGAGGAATTCAAACTAATCGCCGCCGCGCCCGGCAAGGAGGGGGTGTGATGTCTTACGACCGTTTTGGTGTTTTTTTCCAGTGCGGCTTCTGGGAGAAGACAGTGGCCTTTCGAGTCAACAACCCATTAATCGAAGGCACAAAGATCATCGTCTGCGGACAATGCATTGACCCAGCGGATGCCAGCGATTCGCGGAACATTGGGGGCAGCTTCCTTTGTGAGGATTGCGGGCTGCCGTTCGGTCGACCGGAGGCTCATGAAAAGGCAATCGCCTTGTCTGGCCTGGAGAAATGCGCATGAACAACGTACAGCGATTCTGGTGCCATGAGGCGCAGAACATACGGTGCGTCAGGGAGTCAGACTACGCCAAGCTCGAAGCCGAGGCCCAGGCGCTCAGGGAGGAAGTCGCAGCCCTGAAGCACAGCCAGCAGGTTCTAATTGGGAGCCGTAACGCGCATCGGGACGAGCGTGATGCTGCACTCAAGGAAGTCGCGGACCTGCGAATGGCGAGAGATGATTTCAAACTCGAACGAGACCTTGCTCGACAAAACTTCTGCGACGAACAGGCTGCGAATTATCAGTTGAAGGCGCACTTGAACACCTGCCTCGACGAACTATCTGCACTGCGCGCAAGGGTGGTGGTTCTACCTGATGCGAGCACGGTGTACGCGGCGCTCGATGCTCGGGAGCGGTTATTCACAAGCCCTGAGAACATTCAGGTAGCGCTGGAAGCTCAATCGCGCCTCAACGGCATGACGGTCAGCGAGGGGTTGTTGCGAAAATGGCTGGAACTGATGGAGCACGGCGACTACCGCGAAGGTCATTGCATGTGCGGATCGCCCGTTGATTCCCACGGTATCAGAGATGGCCATACTCCGATAGATGCTGGTGAGTACTACGCAGGCCAAGTGATGGAAGAGCTTCGCGACCTGCTGAGCGAGCAGGAGGGAGGGAAGCCATGAAAAATTTCAACACCTACCGCCACACCTTCGCCGCAGAGTGTCCCGCAGATGGTGAGCAGATCATCTACAGGCTGGAGATCCGATCTCCCACGATGATCCGCGTCGAGCACATCCGCACTGCTACTGCGCTCATCAAGACGGGATATCACGAGAGAATCGCTGACGAATTGCACGAGCGTTTCGGCGGCGAGCAGCGGATCGTAGCCACTCATCAGGGCGTCGAGGTCGAAACTGTGAGGCTTGACGAATGATTCATTATCACGGACTCCCAATAACTCCAGATACTGCCGCGGAGGCTGCGGTTGGTGGAGGTCACGCGTTCGTGAGTTTCAGCGCGCCAGGTCAGCTTGGAGTTGCGGTTCAGGTCTGCCAGTCATTTGCAATCGACAACGGTGCGTTTAGTGCATGGCGAAGCGGTAACCCTGTAACTGATTGGTCCGACTTCTATGCATGGGCGGCAGATGCAAAGCGGATTCCATCCTGCGATTTCGCGGTTATTCCCGATGTGATCGACGGCGGCGAGCAGGACAACGACGCCCTTCTCGCCGAATGGCCCCTTCCGCGATGGTTCGGCGCGCCCGTATGGCACATGCATGAGTCGCTAGAGCGGCTAGAGCGCCTGGCGGCAGACTGGCCTCGCATCTGCATAGGCAGTTCTGGCGAATACTCGCAGATCGGAACGTTTCGGTGGTGGCAGAGAATATCTCATGCCATGAGAGTGATCTGCGATGATTCTGGGCGCCCGACCTGCAGGCTCCACGGCCTGCGGATGCTTGACCCAGAGGTGTTTTCCCGACTCCCGTTCTCGAGCGCCGACAGCACGAATATAGGCCGCAACATAGGGATCGATCAGAAGTGGCGCGGAACGTACACGCCACCGACAAAAGAAGCGCGAGCGGCGGTAATGAGGTCTCGGATTGAGTCGCATAACGCCCCAGCGCGCTGGTCGCACATCACTCCCGAAGATGTCCCTGCTCAGTTCTCGCTGACGATGCAATAGCCACCCATCGCCATCCACTGTACGCATATACAGCAATTCGGATAATGGGCTACCCACTACCCGGATTGAATATGCGCACGAAACCCTTCCGCCCGCCGCGCCGGCATGAGATCGCCGGCCTCCGCTACTACCGCACTGCCTCGGCCTACAACTGGCTCGGCGTAGCGATGGCCCATCCGACTCGCGCAATCCAGTTGTTGCTCGAACAGTGTGAGCCAGACGTGCTCTCGCCGATGTTCGAGATTGAGATCGACGCGATCCTGAGCCAAGCCGACGAATACGCAAAGACCGGCCAGGTGCTCGAGCGCGAGCAACTGCGCGAAATGCTCATGCACCTGATCGCCAAAGCGGCGGGCGAGTAACCCCACGAAACCAACGCATCCGACCCTCGGAGGACCAACCGTGGACAACGACAACGAAACACTAGTCGCGCTGCTGATCATCGCGCTCATCGTCTTCGGCATCTTCCGGATAGTCGGGGACTTCAAGAACCTCTACGAGCAGACCGAGTTGAAAGGACAGGAGTTGAGCAGATGGAGCAAGCAGTGAGAGACGAGTTTGAAGCAGCCTACCCGCTGCCCGATGGAATGGAGCGAAACGGTGAAAGCTACACCGGAGGGGAAATGTGGTGGCTATGGGAGGAACGCTGGCAAGTGTGGCAGAGAAGCCGCGCGGCTCTGAGGGTGGTGTTGCCGGACGACGGCATCGAGGACTGTCAACGTGACTGGCCGAACTCCTGCCGTGACAACTTCGATACCGGCTACTGCTATGCGACTGACCGGATCACTCAAGCCCTCCAGCAAGCCGGAATCGAGGTGAAGGAATGATCGACTTCAGAGGAATCACCGTTTTTCGCATGGATGACTTGGCGCCAGGAACGATGATCGTGAGCCCGGACGTCTACGACATGCTCAAGGGCAAAGAGGCTGATCCGCAGTTGATTAGCGAGGCCAGGCGAAATGCTGAGAAGGTCGAGGAAATGCTGAAGGGAGTGAGGAAGCCATGACCGACCACGCAGAGCTGCGGAGGGTGGCTGCGCTGGCTCATCCAGACGCCGAATGGTTCATCGCGCGAAACCTTGATCACCCGAATATCGACAAGCCGGCAGCGTCATTCATCGCCACCGCCACCCCCAAGGCCGTCCTCGCCCTGCTGGACGAGATCGACAGGCTCAAGGCGGAGAACGAGGCGCTGAGGGGAGCGCTACAGGCCGTGGAAGCCGAAGTCGACGGGAATCTCCGCCCACTTACCCGCGACCTCGTCAACATGGTCAGCGGCTTGAAAAACGGCAGCCACCCGAATGACATCTACGAACACTGCGACGAGATCGAAAGGATCATCGGAGCAGCCCTGGAAGGAGACAAGCCATGACCGACATCAACAAGCTGAAGGAACTTGCAGCCCAGTACCTTGCAAATCCATCTGGTACTGCTGGCGAAGACTCGGAATTCCGAGCCGCCGCCAATCCACAAGCCATCCTCAAGCTGATTGCCGAGGTTGATCTGCTGAGCGCTCGGCTCAAGGCGGAGAACTGCGCCCACAAGGACACGCAGAAACACTGCGAGTTGTTGGAGCAGTACTTGAAGGAGTGCGCAAGCGCCCTGCCTGGCACCTACTACATGGACCCTCCAGACGGCGGCAATGTCAGCATTCCAGAGCAGATTCGGCGCATGGCGAAGGATGCCGCTCGCTACCGGTGGCTGCGAGAGCGAGACCTCGAAACGATCAGACAAGGCGGCGTATTCGCCGGGATGACCCCGGAGAACATAGTACTCAACCAGGAAGACCTAGACGCTGAAATCGACGCAGCCCTAGAAGGAGCAACGCAATGAACGACCGCGAACTACTCGAACTGGCGGCGCGGGCGGCGGGGGTCAAGGCACGCTGGTTCCGTGTAAACCAATGGCGCCAAGTCGGTGGCAATAAGAAGCAAACAGGGCAGGAAGATGTTTTTGGAACTCATCATAGCAAGCCTTGGAACCCGCTCACCGACGACGGCGACGCGCTGAGGCTGGCTGTCTCTACGAGTCTGCACAAACGCCTTCATGAAATACTGACTGGACCAGCTTATCGCGCAGACGCTTTGTCGTATGGAGAGCAATGCGCCACGCGTAGAGCAATCACCAAAGCCGCAGCCGAGATCGGCAAGTCTATGGGAGGTGGGGAGTGAGCGACGCACCCATTGAACCCCATGAATACCTCTACGGCGTGAAGGTCGTCCAGATCGAGGACTTGAGGGTGGCGCGTGGACTTACCCGCCGCCCCGTTTCGTCCTGCCGTCACCGGAAGATGGTCTACGACGACAAGGAGCGCCGCATCTGGTGCAGCGATTGTGAAACGGAGGTCGAGCCGTTTGATGCCTTCATGCACCTGGTGCAGGTATTCGACGGCGGCTTGAAGGACTTGAACAGGCGCCGCCGAGAACTTCATGAGGCAGAGCAGTTTGCAATCCGCAGCCGGGCAGCCAAGGTGATCGACGAAGCGTGGCGCAGTACGAAGATGGCTCCGCTTTGCCCGCACTGCAATGAGGCGCTTCTCCCGGAAGACGTTGTAAAGGGAGTTGCCACGGCGTCCAAGCAACTGATCATCGCTCGCCGCAACAAGCAGAAACAACCGAAGTAGCCCAGCCGAGCCCACTAGGGCCTCGTCCTGAGGCCCGCCCGGCTGGGCAACAAATCCTACCAGAAGGCCTGACCGAGCAGTTAACCCCCATATTGCCCGATGCGGGCGCCCTGCCCGGCCAAGCCTCCACGAATTCTACCCGCCAACCCGATGCCGTTGATCGGCCAAGGTCTCGCTATGTCTTTGATTTCAGTTGAGGCGGCCGCCGGCATTCTCGGCGTGAGCCGCAGGACCGCGTACCGCTACGCGGACGAAAAGCTGATCCCGGTGGTCAGGTTCAAAAAGACCATCCGGATACACAAGGAAAAGCTCGAACAGATGCTTGAAGAGGAAGCCGCTGCTAGCATGCGCGACGCGGTCGGCGTACCGGAGGAAGTATGCCGTACAAGAGAAACGACTCCGCCTACTGGTGGATCTCTTTCAAATCAGCAACAGGAAAGCTTGTTAGACGCTCTTCTGGAACTGCCGACTACTCGGCGGCGAAAGCACTAGAGCAACAGGAGCGCGCGAAAGCGTGGAAGGAAAAGGAAATGGGCGTGAATCCGCCCAGGACCTTTGAGGAGGTGATCATTCCGTACCTGCAACACGCTCGCCAGCATCAGCGCAGCTACGAAACGACCGTGCACCGCATAAAGCCGCTGCGCGAGTATTTTGCCGGACGCGTGGTCAACGATCTAGGGGGCCAGGACATACGGGGATACGGTTCGCACAGATTGGATGCCGGCGCATCCCCGGCAACTATCAACCGAGAACTCGCCGCACTGTCCGCGGCGATCAACCACTGCAACACAGAACTGGAGTGGGCCCTTCCTAACCCGGTGAAGGGACGGAAGATGCGCGAGGCCGAGGGGCGTGATCGTTGGCTGACCAGAGCAGAGGTCGAGGCCCTGTGCCGCGCCGCGCGCGTCCAGAAGTTTGGCCCGATGCTCGAGGACTTCATCCGCCTAGCGGTGAACACCGGATGCCGGCGGGAGGAAATGCTTGGCCTGGAGTGGCGCAGAGTGGATTTCGCCAATCGACTGATCTACTTGGAGGCATCCCACACGAAGGCAGGCAAGCGCCGGAGCATCCCGATCAACGAAGGGGCGATGGCAGCACTAAAGCGACGAATGGCATTCAGGTCCGAGACCAGCCCGGAATGCCCCTGGGTCTTTGCGCGCGCTAACGGTGATCGAGTGGTATCGCTTTCGGCCGGCTTCAAGCAGGCCTGCCAGGCAGCGAAGATTGTGGACTTTACGATTCACGACCTGCGCCACACCTGCGCGGCATGGCTGGTAAGCGCCGGCGTTCCGTTGGCGGATGTTCGGGATCTGCTCGGACACTCGACAGTCGCGATGACTGAACGATATGCCCACCTTGCTCCGGCCAGAGTAAGGGATGCTGTAGGGGTTCTTGATCAAGTCCGTGAAGGCCGCATTTCACGTTCTGTTCACGCTGATAATCCAGCGCATCTACATGGAGGGCCGCTGAAGCTCGTAAACACTTGATTTAGAAGGTGGTGCGGACGGAGAGACTCGAACTCTCACGCCTTGCGGCGCTGGAACCTAAATCCAGTGTGTCTACCAATTCCACCACGTCCGCGGGACACTGCTTGGAAATGAAAACGCCAGGCCCCGGGCCTGGCGCTTCGGAATATGGGGTGGACGATGGGAATCGAACCCACGACACCAGGAGCCACAATCCTGTGCTCTACCAACTGAGCTACGCCCACCATATTACGACTTGCGGTAAAACATCGCCTGCTTCTTGCCGATTCGCCGAATGGCGCACCCGGCAGGACTCGAACCTGCGACCATCCGCTTAGAAGGCGGATGCTCTATCCAGCTGAGCTACGGGCGCTTTATTCATCTGCATTCAATGCTGAGCGCAAACTTTAAGCTCTGGCAATCACAAAGTCAGCAACCGACTTGCTTTACCTCTTACCCTGCGTCCGGCTGTGCTCGGCAAGCGGGGCGCATGTTATACAGGGGGCGAAAGGCCGTCAACGGGTTTTTTAAAAAAATTCAGCTATATAAAGGAGTTACGGCAAATCCACGGGTCGCCTCCTTTGCCCCGGGCGGCGTCCATGCGAAAATGCGCGTCCTTTTTCCACCCGATTCGATGGTTACCCTTCCGACATGACCGCACAACTGATCGACGGCAAAGCGATCGCCGCCAACCTTCGCCAGCAGATAGCCCAACGCGTGACCGAGCGCCGCCAGCAAGGCCTGCGCGTTCCCGGCCTGGCGGTGATCCTGGTCGGCACCGATCCGGCCTCTCAGGTCTATGTGGCGCACAAGCGCAAGGACTGCGAGGAAGTCGGCTTTCTCTCCCAGGCCTACGATCTTCCCGCCGAAACCAGCCAGGACGACCTGCTGGCCCTGATCGACCGCCTGAACGACGACCCCGCCATCGACGGCATCCTGGTCCAGCTACCCCTGCCCGCCCACCTGGACGCCTCCCTGCTGCTGGAGCGCATCCACCCGGACAAGGACGTGGACGGTTTCCATCCCTACAACATCGGCCGCCTGGCCCAGCGCATGCCCCTCCTGCGCCCCTGCACCCCGAAAGGCATCATGACCCTGCTCGCCAGCACCGGCGCCGACCTGTACGGCATGGATGCGGTCGTGGTCGGCGCCTCGAACATCGTCGGCCGGCCCATGGCTCTGGAGTTGCTGCTGGGTGGCTGCACCGTCACCGTGACCCACCGCTTCACCCGCGACCTGGCCGACCATGTGTCGCGCGCCGACCTGGTGGTGGTCGCTGCCGGCAAGCCGGGACTGGTCAAGGGCGAGTGGATCAAGGAAGGCGCCATCGTCATCGACGTCGGCATCAACCGCCAGGCCGACGGCCGCCTGGTCGGCGACGTGGAATACGAAGTGGCAGCGCAACGCGCCAGCTGGATCACCCCGGTGCCGGGCGGCGTCGGGCCGATGACCCGCGCCTGCCTGCTGGAAAATACCCTGCACGCCGCCGAACACCTGCACGACTGA